ACTGCCCACACTGCCGGTCACACTGCCCACGCTGCCGGTCACACTGCCCACGCTGCCGGTCACACTGCCCACGCTGCCGGTCACGCTGCCCACACTGCCGCCGGTTCGCAAAAACGGCCAACCTGTGAACGTATACGCCGTACTGCCATCAAAAGCGTCGCTGAGATTGATTGGCGCAACGGAGCTGCCGTTGATTCTATAAACGCCCGCATTGACATATCCCGCTTGCGAGAAATTCAGCTTGTCCGTTTTGGCCTTCACCGCCGCCATATCCGTAGCGCTCGCGGGCGTCGTGGATAATGTGCGACTTCCATAGCCCCATACCCCAGCGCTGACCGTCGAGAGTGCTCCTATGTCGAGATAGTAACCCGTCTTGTCATTATTTGTGCCCACCGTCACTGGATTCGCCACACTGCCCACACTGCCGGTCACGCTGCCCACACTGCCGGTCACGCTGCCCACACTGCCGCCGGTGATCGTGCGCGGGCTATAGCCCCACACTTGAGCCGCCGTGAGGCCCGAACTTGGACTTCCGGCACCCGCGAGGAGTGCCGCCGCCGTGCCCGGCGCATTATCCGCGTGCTCGCCTTCAACTACATCATCCCAGAACGAATCCCAAACGGACGCATTCGCGTTTCCCACCGTCACTGGACTCGCCACACTGCCCACACTGCCGGTCACACTGCCCACACTGCCATTGACGTTTCCCGACACGGTTGTCACCGTCCCGCCGGTCACCGTGCGGTAACCATAAAACCATATTTTATATGCCAGTAGATCCAGGTGGTCATGGATTTGAGTATCAATTCGATTAGATATGGCTGCAAGGTCTTCCCCGTCGAGCGTCATAGGCCACGCCCCGCCCGAAGCCAGCATCGCAACCGCCAACACCCATGCTATACGTTTCATGCTGTAATCTCCTGCGCGGTTTCGTCCCACAACACTTGAACGTGGACGTTCCAGTTCTTTTCATACTCATACGGAAAGCCATGCTCAGCGTTCCGGTTCCAGTACACATCCCAATACTTCGCCTGGTCGGCCAGACTGTCCGGGATGGGTTTTGCATCGCACAACAGATACCCCCGCGCAATCACCATCGCCAGCCGATCCCAGCCCGACAACAGGCGCAGTAAGTCATGCGTTTGAAGCGCATAGAGCGGCTCTAACGTGGCGTCGGCCTGCCCGAACAACCATTGCGCCGCCCGTTGCGCCACGTCCGGATGCGACCGGTAGTAACCGAGACTGTCCAGCACCGATCCTTGCTCGCATTGGAACGGTCCCCACGCGCCAGTGATCGTGGCCCAACGGAAATGATCGCCCACTTGCCGGCGTTGCGCCCCGAGTTTGCTCTCCTGCGCCGCAATCCCGATCAGTTGCCGCGCCACGCGAATCGCATACGCGCGCGTCGGAGCCGTCTTTCCATAGATCGCAAACGCGCACGAAACGCAGTCGCGCAAGAAATTCAACCGGCGCTCTCGCTCGTTCATGGAAACCTCCAGCCTAAGTGCTAACCGGAAAACTGCGAATGTTGCCATGCCGCTCCGCGCACACCGCCTCGATGGCCTGAATCTGCTCCCCGTGTTCGTTCTGTTTCTCCTGGAGGCGCTCAACCCATTTGACCATCCGGTCCTGTGTCTCCCGCGAGATGCGCACCTGCATCACGATGCCGCCCAGGTAAAAAGCGAGGGTGACGATTTGCGTGCCCAATAACAGCAACACTCTCCAGTCTCCTTGCATGGATAGCTCCTCACATACCGTTAGAGCCGGAGTAGGCCCGCACAGAATCCTGCGTGATGCTTGCTGTCACCTTCGCTAGACCGCACATCTTTCCGTCGAGCACGCCCGTGGCCCGCATTTCATTCAGCACGCGGCCCAGGCTATCGGATACCACTTGCGACAACGTGCCTCCGCTCGCCAACGTATTCGCCGCCGATTGCAGGACCGCCACCCAGGTCTGCGCCTGGATCAAATCGTTCTGCCGAGCCGCGCCACGTTGCTCCACCGCCGCTTCAACCGCTTCACGCGCAATCGGCAACGCCAACGCGACCAGCGATTGAATCGCGTTTACATCGAGTTTCACGGTGCGCACGCCATTCGAGTCCCTACTCGTGATACAGCCTTGAATGCAGTTCAAACTGAGACAGAAGCCCAGAGTCACCGCCGCGACGATGCAATTGTGAAGAGAAAACCAACGTTTCATGTCCTGTTCCTTTCTTATGCGCTTGTCTGTTGATAGAGCGCGCGGACCTGGGCCAGCGCCTCTTTGCGGCTAAGGTCCTTGGTGATGGTGATGCCAAAACGCTGTTTGGCATGGTCCGTCAATTGCTTGAAGCTCATCTTCGCAAATAGGTCGGAAGACTCGGGGGCTATGGACTTTACTCCGTCTTCCAAATCCGAGTCGAGTTCCGAATCATCATCCGAATCATCATCCGGCGGAACAATGATCGGCACTGGCGCGTTCGGGTCATCCGAATGCGCCTCCGGTTCGGCGTTCCGCCGGATTTCCTCGAACTTGGCCACTTCAGCCGCCAAGGCCGGAGACCACCCAAAGATCTCGCCATCCGATTTCCGGCGCAGCAGATGGGTCGTGAACCGCCGAGCGCAATAGCCAGAGTCCTGCAACAATTTCTGGTTCATACAACGATTTCCTTTTCAGATTAGCGGGCGCGGCGGACTGCATGTTCCACCGCGCCCGCAAGGTTGCTTACGAAAGATCCACGCACTCGGCCAAGATTTTGAACTTAGCCACCGTATGCGTCCCGGTCGCCGTCGCCGAGAGATAGGCCGCCGCAAGGTAATCCTTGCCCTGCAACCCATACGCTGGAGACACCGTGATTCCCAGTGCCGCGTCGTGCGCCGTGGTAATGGCCGTCGAGCACACCGTGGTCTCGGAATTGATGGACACGGCGGACAGCCAGCCGTCCGCGTCAATGGCCGCGCCGCTGGACATCAGGTAGTCGCCGATGTCTACCGCCTCCGCTGCGCCTTCCGCATCGGCGCAAACGAACCACACCTTAGATACGTGCGTGTTGGCGGGAATCTGCAACAGATGCACCACATCGCCCACCGCAAGCGATTGCGCTGCGCACGAAAACTCCGAGGATTCCAGCACGTAATGCCGTCCACCGGCCAGTCCCGATAGGCCGCTCTCGCCGCCTACCGTCACATCGAATTCATTCATAGCGAGTTTCTCCTTATTGTGTTTTCAGTTTTGAGACACACCGGCTTCCCGCGATTAGGAGAAGGCGATGTACAGTTCTCCCAGCGCTTCCGGAACGACGCACTGGAAGCCGTACAGCGTTTTTGCGCTGATCACGTCGCCCCAATACTCTTCGCTGTTGAATCTGTTCACCTTGCGCAACTGCGCGCAGAATGCCGTCGCGCTGCGGTGACCGAAGATGCAGTGCCAGCCGCCCGTGTCCTTGTACAGGTTTGTGGTCGAGATGACGGTGAAACCGTCCAACTCGCCCACCACGCCCTTGCGGATGGCGCTCTGCCCGTCGCCCATTTCGGCGGCGCTGCCGACCGGCGACAACTTCAGGTGTTGGATCGCGCGGGGTGGCAGCAGGATAAACCGCTTTCCGTCGCGCGGCACGTCGCACTCATCAAGCGCGGCGGCGCATTCCAGGACTTTCTGCATGGGCATCGTGGTCGAGGAAATGAAGTTCACCGCCGATCCGCCCGCTACGCCCAGGCTATAGGCGCCTTCCAGCTTGCCCGCCGTTGCGCCACGGTTGTACGCGCTCGCGCTCCCGTATAACGACGCAAACACGCTCTGTTCGAGCGAACGCTTGAGAGACGCGGCGCCCGCTACCTGAGCTCGCGCCATGAAATCAAACGTACCTTGCACCTGGTCCACATCTTCCACGAAGATGTTGAACCCTTTCTGGCGATCAATGGGCACCGTTACGATGCGCGGTTCGCATTCCTTGATCCGGCGCCGCTCCCCTTTCACAATGTCGTAGATCTCTACGACGGGGTCAAGCGGGATGATTGCCTCGGTCCCGCCCTTGCTGAGATCGTTGGTGTATTCGGTCGTGGTGACCAATTCGAGCGCCGAATCGCCGTAGAAATTCGCTACGGTTTTCGCGGCGAATTTCGGCGCGCTCCAAGTCCCCGCGTAATTTCGGGAACCGCTTGCAATTGCTAATGGCATGTCGTGACTCCTGTCTAGCCGGCAGAACTACGATCCGGGCTTAATCAGCCCCTTTTCGTCGGCCTGCTCCAGTTGGGTAAGCCGGTTGCGTTCTTGCGGGGTCAATGCCGCTCGCGTGCTCTTGTTCAAAAGCGCCACATACTCGCGTTCCGAATAACTCGGCTTGCGGACAGGCGGCGCTTTGGGAGTGGTCGAGGGCATGACCTGCGCCTGAATCGCGGCGCGGCGTTGGTGTCGTTGATGAAGCTCGAATCTCTGAAAGAGATCCGCAGCGGATAGGACATCGTGTTCGTTCCGGGCTTGCTGCAATTCCGCCGAGATTTGCGGCGTACACCAAGCCTGGAAATCGGACGACCCCCGGATGTGCTCCCACTTAGGCACGAGCCGATCCAACTGTTGGAAGAAGAAGCGCTCTTGTTCCTGGCGCTGGCCTTCATTCGCCGCAACCGGAGCCTGTGACCCCGGCGCGGGAATGGCCGCAGACGCATGGACCTTCGCCACTTTTTCCATCACAGCGATCAGATCGCCATATTCGGCCTCTTCAGGCGTCAACCCATAACGAGCGGCGGGATTGCTGTCTGGTTTCGGCGTCGATTGCGCCGCTTTCGCTTCCGCCAATTCCCGTTGGAGTTCGGCAATCTGTTGTTCGCGTTCGGAAACAGGACGCTTGATTTCCTCGTTGTACTTGCCCTTAAGGCTCTTGTACTGTTGATCAAGCAAATCAATGCGCCGCTGCAACAGTTCTCGCTCGTCATCCGCCTCATCCATTGGTTGAGGCGCGAGTGCGGGTTCCGTTTTCACCGGTGGCTCTTCGGCTTGAGCAGATTCAGTGGGAGCGATGGACGATTCCTCGGGCGGCTCCGCAGTCTCCTCAACCTCGGGAACCGCCGTATCCTCTTCGGGCAGCGGTTCCTCGGTTTGGGCTTGCGCGGCCTCTTCGGCCTCAATCGCCTCGATGGCGTCCAACAATTGTTTCGGGGGCATACTTTCTCCATTCGTGACGGCCAGGCCGGGTATGCGTTGCCGCGCCCGCTGGTCTCGCCGGTTACGTCTCCAGCGAAGCGGGATCGGCCCCGCTCTCGCGTGACTTCATGAGTTCCGTCAGCACCTCATCCAGCGCCTGCCACGCACCTTGCGCCCGGTGCAAATCCTCGCCCGCGCCCTGAAGGAGCTGTGGCATCAAGGAATCCCGGCTTCGTTCCAGCCAGCCCGCGAATTCCGGCAAGGCATGGTGATAGCCCAGCAAAGCGATGGCTTTGGCTTCGTCGCTATTCGGGTACGGAAGCATTCGGGGGCGCTCCTTGAGGGGTTAGGGGGGTGTGCGAGGCGGACTGCGCATTGGCGGCCGCCATCTGCATCTGTTGCCGTTGCGCCTCGGCTTGCGCCGCCGCTTGCTCGCGGGCGCGAAGTCCATCGTCCGAGATCACAATCTCGTCCGGATCGAGGCCCATCTCGGCGGCTATCGGACGCAACAAGGCCGCGCGTCCGCGCGGGCCAATCAACTGCATGTCCGTCGGATTGTTGGTAAGGGCGAGCAATTCTTTTCGGCTCTGAATCGCGGTCTCGCGCAGCAAAGTCTCGACCGCGCCCACTGGAACCACGCGCAGATCTCCCCGAATCGCCGGGTCGTTCAACTGATAGCTGTACAGCCAATCCACCACGCGCTCGATGGCCGGTTGTACGATGTCTTGGTACAACGTCAATACGCGCTCCATGATATTTTTCGAGGCCAAGTCCGTGAACTGCCGCAGGCCGCTCGATGTCTCGCCCGCGCCCCCAATGCGCGTATCTCCCTGGACGAAATTCGGAATGCCCGACAAACTGTCGATTTCCGACTGTAGGAACGCAATCATCTCCAGACACGGATTGAGGATCGGCTGCGTCTGATGAATGCGTACCGGATCGCGCGCGCCCATGGCTTTGAGTCCGTGATAGGGAATCACGGCCCACGGCGTCAGCTTGTCCACCGTCCCCGCCTCTACCGCATCGATATCGACGAACACCATCGGTCCAGACGACCAAGACAATGAATTGATGGCCGCGCGCGCCGAGGCGCAAATAGCCCTCTGCGCGTCCCGGATTTTCTTCGGCAACGACTCGCCATAGAGCGAATCGGCCGAGTGCTCGAAACTCGTGCAGTAATACGGCGAGCGCCCCAGCTTATCCGGATTGATGATGGCCCGCACCACGTAGCCCCCCACCTGCCCCGCCGTCACCGCGTAATACTCGTTGGGATCTTCTACCCCCGACATGCCCCATTCCTCGATCATCGACCCGGGCACCATGCCCCAGAATTGCAGCGCCTCGACGGAATCCCGCGGCGCGCCACCGCCCACCATCGGATCGCGCTTGTCTCGGTACGACCGCTCCGTTTCGCTCGTCAGCGTGTCCGCCAGTTTCGACCCTTCCGGAGCCTCATCGAGCGCCAAATCGATAGCCGCCGCGTCCCAGCCGTCCAACTGGCGCATCGAAGACAACTCGTAGCGCGGGATCGTAATCCGCTCGATGCAATACGAGTCGCTCGGGTCAATGACATTCGGCGCCGGGAAGAAGTTCCAAGGGGACACCCGGGTGAACTGCTGCACCAACTGTTGCCGCCGAACCGCTCCCTGGGCTGTCCATTCGAGTACGCTCTTCGTCTTGAGTTCAGGGCCTTTCAGAATCGCAATCGGATACCGGAAAAAATCGCGCACCACATCCCGGAACGCCCGCTCGTAGCCGCCCTCCAAGAGCATATCCGCCACGTGATCGGACAACTTGTCCGCTGCGGTCGCGGCGCAATCCCGCACCGCGTCATGTAATTGCTTTTCGAGTTTGCCCGCCATGTCCGAGATCTGCGGCGCCGTCATCGGACCCATCGCCTGCGTTTCCGAAACCAACCGCTGCGACAGCTTGGCTTTCAGTTCCGGCGGCAATTCCGGCTTCGGCGTCGGATCGAGTTTCCACGCCCGCTTCCCGGCTCGCCCCAACACTTGCAGTACCCACGACTCGCCCGCCAGCGCCTTGCGCGCCGTCTGGTTCAGGTAGATGCTGGTCCCCCCGAGCTTCTGAATCTCGCCTTGCAAGCTGGCATCGTACTCGCCCGCCAACTGCGCCGCGCACGCCTCCAACTCGGGACGGATAAACTCGTTGTGATACATGGACGCCTCGGTCCAGCATTTCGTGATATGCGTGGATAGGGACGAAATAACCGGCGCCGCCTGACGCGCCTCCGCCACGCGGCGCTCTTCCGCCACTCGATCTCGGGCTGGCCCCATCTTGACCAACCCAATACTTCCATCCATTTCAGACATTGCATCCTCCTATAAGGCGGTGCAAGTGGTCCTTTTCACACCTGTCTACTGTTTTTTTCTCTGTTTACGCACTTTTACTGGAATGTTGTATTATAAAATGCAATATGGTATCCTGTCTATGCACGTGAACCTATGTAGGAGGATGCCCCATGTGGTGGTGGGAACGCCTGTCCAATGAAGAGGCCATCTGGTATCAACCTCCAGAGCCGCCACGCCCGGAAATGCTCGATCAGCGTCTTTGGGTTCAGCAAAACCTCTGGAGGCTACCCCCACGGCAGGACCAGGCCATCGCTCTGACTCTTATTGGGCTATCCCTCCGCGCCATTGCCCGCCAAATGGCCTGCTCGAAATCCAATTTACGCAGGCTCATCGCCGTCGGCACGCACACTCTCAAAACCCTGCGGGAGACAAAACACCCATGAAGCGCGACCCTTTGACCCGGCTCACCCCAAAGCAACAGATCGCCGCCGCGCACTACCTCGCGCATGGCGACCAAACCCAAGCCTACAAGGCCGCCTACCCCAAGCGAAACGCCAAAGAGGAAAGCTACCGGAAAATGGCCGCCCGGCTCTTCGCGGAACCCGCCATGAAAGCCTATCTCGCCGCCCAGACCGAGAAGATCCTCAAGCCCCTTGAAATCACCGCCGAGCGAACCCTCCAAGAAATCGCCCGGCTCGCCTACACGGACATCTCGGAAATCTGCGAATGGGAACACGGCGAATTGCGCGTCCTCGATAGCGGCAAACTCAACGCCCATCAGCGCGCCGCCATCCGAAAGATACGACAAGACCAGCGCGCGGACGGCACCGGTCATCTCGAAGTCGAGCTTACCGACAAACTAGCCGCGCTCAAAACTCTAGCCCTGTACCAAGGGCTTTTCGAGAAACAAGCCAAAGAAACCCCAGAGATCGCCATCGTTATCAATGTCTGAACCTAATTCCAAGCGCGTGATTTCCTATACGCCCAGTCCCACGATGCTACGGTTTCACCAGGACGACGCGCGTTTTCGCGGAATCATGGGCCCCTACGGCTCAGGCAAAACCGTCGGTTGCTGCATGGAACTACTTCGCCGCGCCCGTATGCAAACCCCGCTAGATGGCGTTCGCCGCACCCGTTGGGCGTTCATCCGTAACACTTATTCCCAACTCAAGAGCACAACGATCCGGACCTGGCAGGACTGGGTGCCCAACAGTATTTGCCCCCTGGTGTATGACGCCCCCATTCGCGGGCGGTTTGTCGCGAAACAACCTGACGGCACCACGGTGGATATGGAAGTTTGGTTTTTTGCTCTCGACCGCCCCGATCACATCAACAAAATTGGCTCACTCGAAATCACGGGATTCTTCGTCAATGAGGCCCGCACGATCCCCAAGCGGCTCATCGACGCCCTGCTGAAGCGCTGCGGACGTTACCCCAAAAAGGACAATGCCCTCGGTTTTCCCGGCGCCACCTGGTATGGTGGCATCGCCGACAGCAACCCGCCCGACGAAAAACATTGGTGGCACCGGCTCGCCGAAACGCAACCCGAACCCGGATGGAATTTTTACCGCCAACCCGGCGGACTCGTGCGCAAGCAACGCAAGGGCAAGACCATTTATCTGCCCAACCCAGCCGCCGAAAATATCGAAAACCTGCTCGGCGGCTACAACTACTACCTTGACGGGATTTCGGGACTTGAACCCGAATTCATCAAAGTCCACATCCTCGGCGAATACGGCAACACCTTCACCGGGCGCGCCGTCTACGAAGACGTTTGGAACGATCATGTTCACGTCTCCGATACTCCGCTTCCCATTTTTCCGGGTCCCCTCTACCTTGGCTGGGACTACGGCGTGCCCGCCTGTGTCGTCGTGCAGCCTACGCCCACAGGCCATCTGCATTGCCTGCGCGAATACACCGCCAAACACTCGCAAGGCATCCGGCAATTCGCCCGCGATGTCGTCATCCCGGCGCTCCAGTACGAGTTTCCTAAACACCCCATCCCCGCAATGCTTTGCACGGGCGACCCCGCTGGGACCCAGCGCGCCCAAGCCGACAGTGACATTACGCCTCAAGGCATCCTCGCCAGTCTTGGGTTCGGCATCGAGGCCGCTCCGGTCAACCTGTTTCCCCCGCGCCGCGAAGCCGTCCTCGATTTCCTTACCCGCATGATCGACGGCAAACCGGTTTTTCTGCTCGATAAACGCTGCGAAATGCTGCGCGCCGGATTCAATGGCGGCTACATGTATTCGCGCATCCAGGTGACCGAAGAACGATTCAAGGACCGCCCCGAGAAGAACGAGTATAGCCACCCGCATGACGCCCTCCAGTACGCCTGCCTTCGTCTTCGCCCGGGCGCCGAAAAACTAAAGCCTGCCATCCCGCTGCGCACCACCGACTGGGCCGCATTCGCCTAATCTACGCTGTTGGGCGTCCGCAGGGCGCACAATCGCGCAGGAGCGTTTTTCAAGGCTTACCCTCACTTGGGTATGGGTAGGGGTCCAAAAACGCCGTACGCGGGCAGCTAGGGGGCAAGAAGCGCCGTTTTGAGTTCCTTAGCTCCGGCCTGAATTCGCTCATTGGTTTTAGCCCCGGTTGTATCGCCATTGGGCGTCGGACGCGACGAGTTCCATGGGGTCGCGCATTTCGGGGCGTTTCAAGGCGCGCTGAAAGTCGCTGCTTTGAGCGAACCGTTGCTCTTCGGCGTTGTAGGCGAAGTGAAAGCTGCGCTTGTTCCATTTCACGATGTAGTTGAACCATTCGCTGGGCAATTCGAGTTTGAGGTAAACGGTGTAATCTTGGTTCATGGTTTGGTTCCTTGTTTTGGACATTTGGGGGTAGGGGGCTTTAGCTTGCTCTGCCGGGACGCGTCGAGCTGTGCCGTCCAGGGTGGCCTCCAGGCCGGGGACCCGGACGGGCGTTGGTGTGGGGCTTTGGCCACACCGACGACTCGTAAGCGTTCAGGCGAGCGTAGCGATGCGACAGCATTTCCTTTATACTGTTTACAGTGGCATTTGAGTGTCGCGGTTCGCACCCTAAATAACCTATTGCCGCACAACGAGTTGTGTACGACAATGCGAAATTTGAAATTTGCCCCATTTTTCTAGGTGAGTATATGCCAAAAAAGCGCGTGTTTTGCGTCTTCCTGAGAGTCTCTTTGTATCTGTATGTATCGGTTTGCATATTGTTTGTTTATATCTGTTTTTGCTGGTTGAGAGGGGTGATGTGAACAAGGATTCCGGGGATGGTGGCCCAGTATTTGCCGACAAACTCTTCGCAGACTTGGGCGTCATCGGTCCAAAACCCTTCGCGGGTCATGCAATCTTTGAGCAGTTTTTGCAGATTGTCGGTGTCCGGTTTGGTGGTTTTGTAGTCGCCGTCTTTGTGCTTTCCGGCCGCCGGAAACAGCCACTGGACGCTCAGGCGCAACGGCCCGCAGGCGGGAATTCCGTCCGCGTGCCGGGACAAGTGCGCGCATAGTTTGGCTTGGGCGTCCAGCAGCCGCGCGTTTTTGTAGACGTACTTTTTTCCGCCCTGGGTCACCCCGATTCGGTTGCCCTGCTGCGCGGTGATGGTGGGCGGTTCCATGGGCATGAAGAAGCTCGTTCCCGTCATTCGCCGCTTCCTTCTTCGGTCTCGATTTTGTGGATAAACCCATTTTCCAGCACGTAGCCGGGGATGTCCTTTATGTTTCTTTCGATGCTTTTAGTGGTGACCTTCATGGCCTTGGCCATGGCCGTTTTGTGCGCCAGGCCGTGCATGTCCTTGGTTTTTTCGTAGGCGGCCTCGAACCGGCTAACCTTGTCCTGCTGGGGAGTGCGCATGATGTTATCCGGGCCGATGATGTACGGCTTGACCTTGCGCTTGTTGATGGTCCGGCGTATCTGCGCCTCGGTTTTGCCCGTCGCCTCGCAGAGGTCGCCCAAGTACACATCCTCGCCGCCTTCCCACCCAGCCAACGCGGCCCAGGCCGTCTGTAGCGCCTGCAAGTCGCTCTGGCGCTCTTTGTTCTGGGCGGCGCGTTTCTCGCGCTGCTGGGCCGCCCAGGGCGCTTCCTCGCCATCCGCTTTGGCGTCGGCGAGCGCGTCGTCAGCGTCCAAAACGTGGATTGGGTATCGGAAAAACAGGTTTTTCGGCTTGATGGGCGCGAATTCGCGCAAGGTTCCCTCGATGCGCCAGCCCGAGAGACAAGCCACGGCGGCCTTGGCGGCATCCAGCGAGGCATCCAGTGTGGCCAGGGCGGACGCCGAACACAGCAGTTTGCGGGCTTCGGCCTCGAAGGGCGCGGCCACCACTTGGATGTCCTGCGCAATGGCGGTTTGCCAGCCATCCGCGTCCGGGTCGGCGTCCAGCATGGCGGCGATAGCGCGGCAGCAAGCCCGGCCTTCAAGCGTAGCGCGGCGGTCGTCCTCGATTCGCAATTCCAGCAAGTCGAGGATGGCGTCCGCATCGCGGGCGAACACGCCAGAACCAGACGAGCGGTCGAGGGCGTTTTTCTGGCCCTGGCTGCCCTTCGAGTGATGGTGGCAATAGATGACCGCGGCATTCAGCTCAAGCGCGATTCGGTCGAGTTGATTGCAAAACTCGCCCACGCTGTGCGCGTCGTTTTCGTCGCCGGTGGAAACCTTGTAGATCGGATCGATAATGATGGCGTCGTAATGGGTGGCTCGGGCGCGCCTCAATAGTTTGGGCACCAGCCGGTCCAACGGGGTGGCCTTGCCCCGTAAATGCCACAAGTGGAATTCCGCGCCCCCCGAGGGTTTCCGTCCCAGAGCCGAATACAAATCGCGGATCCGCCGCAGACACGAGGCCGCATCGAGTTCCAGATTCAGGTAGAGCACACGGCCCTTGGCGCATGGCCAGCCCAGCCAGTCCGCGCCTTCGGCAATAGCGATGGCCAATTCGAGTAAGGCGAACGATTTTCCGGCCTTGGACGGACCAGCCAATAGCATCTTGTGGCCGCGCCGCAGCACGCCCCGGATGATTTCGTCGGCCAAGGGGGGCGGCGTGTCCCACAGATCGGCCAACCGCTCGATGTCGGGCAGATCATCGTCGAGTTCCTCGATCCAGGTCTTCCAGGCGTCCCAAGACGGTTTTCCGAGTTTGACGCCCACCAGAAATTGCGGATTTCCGTTGCGCAGAATGCCGGGAAGCCGCGAAAGCCGGGACGGGTTTTTGTTTGCACCGTCTATCGTGAGGCCGTTCTTTGCGCACACCTGATGCAGGTAATTGACGCGCTCGCGGTACTCTTCCCGCGTGGCGGCGTCAATGCGCACAATGGCGTGAAGTGATTTTCCGCCGCTATGCACCAGCGCGGCCAATGGCAATTCCAGTTGCGAGTAAATGGCCTGTTGCCGCTCGATGCTTTCCGAGTCGGATTCGATGAGCGCATGACGGTAGGCCGTCACGTTCTTGTCGGCAATGCCTTGGCCGTCCACCGGATTGATCCGCACCCAGCCGCCCGCCTCGGCGTGATAATCGCCCATGGCGCGGCCAATATCGCGGTGCCGCTGCAAGTCATCGACAAGCTGGCCCATCGTGCATGAGTAGACGCCGCGCCCGGCGGGCTTGCCATCCTCAGAAGCCTCGAAAACGTAGCTTACATGTTCTTCGGCCTGAAACAGCGCCCGCAGGTAATCGATAACTTCCTGTACCGGGTTCCAGTCCTGGGCGGGCGCCTCGATAGACTCGTCATCCTCGGTCCACTCCAGGTCCACCACCGGAATCACATCGTCCCAGTCGTACGCCCGCGCCTTGACATGGGGCGCGCCGCCCATGGGCTTGTAGCCATGGCGCTTCGCCAGTTCATAGAGGGTGCCTATCGTGACAGGGCCATTGGCATGGCCAAAGCCGCGCCATTTCTCGGCGCAGGCCCCTGGACGATATTGCTTCGGGCGCGTATCTTGGGCGCTCCAGGCATCCCACTCGGCGCAGGACCCCCCTTCGTGGTGCAACGCCATACCCACGGCAAGCCAGTCCTGATACGGCAATTCTGGGGGGATATGGGGTAGGATGTCGCGATAGTTCATGGCCGCCCTTTCCTTACGCGCTCAAGACTGTTTCCACTTTCCGGTTCGGCTGGTACTTGCCCGGCACAATGCCCGGCGGCACGCGCCAACTCGACATCGCGCACCGGTCGATCAATTTCCGGGCCGACTCGAATTCCCACGTCCCTACTTCCTTGAACCCCATGCGTTCCAAAAACCGTATTTGCTTGGGCGTGGCCAGCCCTTCCGCCCGCCGCGTTCCCACCGCATCCACCAGCGCTTGCGCGTATCCCGCCGTTTCCACGCCCTGACTGGAAACCCCGGCTTTTTCCAGGAAGGCCAATTGTTCCGGCTTGGGCAATTGCGTTTCCCACCCAAACGCGGGCGCGTAATTCGCCAAATGTTCATCGTGTATGCTCATGGCGAATTGCAGCGGGTCCACCAGCTTCTCTTTTTTCTTGCGCATCGCGGCCAACTCGCGGGCCAGCCGCGCTTCGCGCTCTTCCATGCACGACGTTTCCGCGTCGCGCTCTACCTGCTCGATGTCCATGGGTACGCCCGCCGCGTCCGCCATGATCTTGGTCATCCGCTCGGCTACTTCCGCGTCCGGGCTAAGCAAATGCGCGGGCCGCGCCAACTCGTGTTTCGAGGTGAGCCACAGGAAATCGAGCAACAACAGATGATCTTTTCCTGGGTGAATGCGGGTTCCGCGCCCGATCACTTGGCAATACAAACTGCGCATTTTTGTCGGGCGCAAACACACCACGCAATCCACGCTCGGGCAATCGTAGCCCTCGGTCAGAAGCATGGAATTGCATAACACCTGGTATTCCCCCGCGTCGAAGTCCTTGAGCACTTCGGCCCGGTCCCGGCTC